GCTATTGACGATGAGCAGTCGGAAGACGACACCAAAATGCTCATGATCCAGAATGGCGCATCTTTCAAGAATGTTACTCGCCTGTACAACAAGTTCATGATCGATGCCGGCCTGGCGATGTCTACTGCTGACCGCAAAGCTGCCGTTGAAGAAGTTCTTTCTGGCCGTGACCTGTCTACTGAAGAAGGTTTTGATGACGCTGTTTATGCCCTTGTTGAGGCTATCACCGGCTCAACCGAACGCTCTGCTGCTTCCCTGGTACGCTCCTATGCCAAGAAAGAAGATCTGGATGTCTTCACCAAGCCCAAAGTTGACGGCGGCACTCGCAACCCGTTTGTACGTGTGTTCCACGATGCTCTCATCGAGAACCCCAACATGGACGAGCAAGGTTTGCGTGATGTTATCGCTTCTCTGGAGCCGGATCACCAGGTCAACCCTCTCCGCTGGTTCAACCAGCACAACAACATTCGCAAGACTGCGAATGCTATCGCTCAAAAACTTGCAGCTTAAACGCTGCACAGGGCGCTCTGAGTAATGCTCCTTCGGGAGCATTATTTTTCTTTTCATAATAGGAAGCAAGTTATGGCAAAAGCAACAGACACACAAGTTGGTGGGTCACACTATAAAACCATGGCAATTGAGCCAGCTGAATACTGTGAGAAAAATAAACTCACAATGCTTGAATCAGGCATTGTTAAATATGTAAGTCGCCATAGATCCAAGGGCGGGATTGAAGATATAAGGAAGGCAGCTCATTGTCTTGAGCTTCTTATACAGTTTCAATATCCAGAGGAAAAATAATGGAGATTGTGATATTTGATACGGAAACAACAGGGTTGCTCTTGCCTGATAACGCTCCACTTGCTGATCAGCCAAAGATCATCGAGTTCTATGGGGTTCGGATCAATGAAGGCTTCGAGATTCTGGATGAAGTAAACACTTTTATCCATCCTGGCGAGCCTTTGACTAAAGAAATTACCAGGATTACAGGCATCAAGGATTCTGATCTTTTTGGAGCGCCAGTATTCTTTGAAGTAGACCGCAAAATAAACAAACTGTTCTCTGGCGCAGACCTGGCGGTTGCTCACAATATCGCGTTCGATAACGGCATGGTGATGAATGAATTTCGGAGGCTTAACAGGGAATGGGAGCGCGCCAAGCGGGATCTTTGTACGGTTGATCATTTGAAAGCCTACTACGGGCACCGTATCAATCTCAGCAATCTGTACTACAAGCTATACGGCAAATACTTCAAAGCCCATAGAGCAAAATCTGATGTGCAAGCTCTTGTTGCATGCTTCCACAAACTCATAGAGCAAGAGGTAATCAAACTTGATGAATTTTGTACGGACTGAGTATAGCTTTAAGCAATGCTTCTATCCTCTTGATCGTGCTGTACAGGATTCAGTAGACCTGGGCTATGAATCAATTTGTATAATTGATACTACAACCTTCGGTTGGATCAAATTCGAGAAAGCATGTCTCTCCGCTGGCGTCAAGCCAATCTACGGCCTAACAGTTATTATGACTGATAAGTCAGTTCCTCATCGTAGCAAGCACAAAACCTGTGATGTCTCCGAGGAAATCATCCTCATAGCAAAAGACCAGAAAGGTGTTACCGAACTGTATGAGATATACAGAAAGAGCACTGAGCGTTTTAACAGGTTTTCCAGGATTCTGCCCAAAGATCTGTTTGATACAGACCTGATAGTTATTGGCAATAAGTTTCCGCATACTATCAATAGAACTGATATTTGCTGTTGGACTGCTAAATATCCTCAGATCGAGGACAAGGTTGTATACCAGCTTATCTCTGGTGACAGGGGTGAGCCTCCACTTCCCGAACACCGCCTCACTCCCAATGAGCTTATCTATCACTTTGGACTTAAGAAAACAAGTGCCAGAGGACAGATAGAAATGCTAGCTGGCGAAGTTATCCTGCCCAAAGCTGAGATGATAAAGTACAACGGCAAGTTAGACTTTGAGGCCCAGTGCTGGAGAGGCTTAGAGCATCGTGGTGTCTTTGATGAGAAATACGACAAGCGCCTTCAGTATGAGATCGACATGATTAAGTCAAAGAACTTCCAGGACTATTTCATGATTGTAGCTGATATGATCTATGATGCTAAACAGACGATGATAGTTGGTCCTGGCCGAGGATCGTCAGGTGGAAGTCTTGTATGCTACGCGCTTGGTATTACCAACATTGACCCAATTGAACACGGACTTATTTTTGAGAGGTTTATAGATGTTAATCGCTCTGATTACCCTGATATCGACACTGATTATCCAGATACTAGGCGCGCTGATGTTATTACTAGAACACGCGATAAATATCAATCAGTTGAAAAACTAGCCACAATAACCCAGTACTCACCAAAGACAATTCTGAATGACTTCGCCAAAGAGTATGACATTCCGCCCTGGGAAGTGGACAGCGTTAAGAACTCTATCATTGAGAGAAGCTCCGGTGACGCTCGTGCAAAGGCTTGTCTGGCCGATACTCTTGAAGGAGAGGCAGGTGTAGCTTTCCTAGAGAATTACCCCCATATGGCCGTTATAGGCTCTGCAGAGGGCCACGCTAGGCACCACGGCACCCACGCAGCCGGTATCATTGTTTTGGATGAACCGCTTACCAATTACGGAGCAGTAGATGCTAGGGCTGGTATCGTTTGCCTGGAGGGCTCAGATGCTGAGGGAATCGGCCTACTAAAAATAGACTGTCTCGGCCTCAGAACTCTGTCCGTTATTGAGAACTGTCTTAAACTTTCAGGAATTCCCCTTCATGAAATATATAGTGTTCCTCTTGATGATCCTGATTCTATTGAGGTATTCAATGGAACTGATCTCAGTGATATTTTCCAGTTCGATGGGGATGCGATCGGTATGGTGTGTAGCCGCATTACTGTCAAGTCTTTTAATGATCTGGTTGCTATTACAGCCCTTGGTAGACCTGGTGCATTGAACTCTGGAGGTACGGACGATTACATCCGTATCAATGAGGGAGAGAAAGAGCCAATTTTTTATGGTGATGCTTATAAAAAAATCACTGAGGCTACCAATGGTGTAGTGGTCTACCAAGAGCAGACGATGGTGCTTCTCCGCGAGGTCGGCAGTCTCTCATGGGAAGATGTCAATATCATGAGAAAGATTATTTCCAAGTCTCGTGGTGATGAGTTCTTCAATAAGTATAGAGACAAGTTCCTGGATGGTGCAGAGCAGAACGGCTACAGCAAGGACGAAGCGGAAACCATTTGGGACGCGATTGCTAGCATGGGTTCTTATGCTTTCAACAAATCTCATGCCGTGGCTTACGCCATGATAAGTTACTGGTGCGCTTACTGCAAAACAAAATACCCACTTAACTTTCTTGCTGCTAATCTTAATAACGCCAAAGACGATAATCATGCACTGAAACTTCTGCGCCGATATGTCAAGGATCATGACATAGATTACGTCTGTGTGGATCCCGACAAGTCCCAGGCAGGATGGACTATTCAGGATGGCAAGTTGGTAGGTGGGCTAACTAACATCAAAGGTGTTGGTGAGAAAAAGGCGCAGGATATCATAGCAAGACGTGATGGATACTCAGAACGCCCTATGACTGTTACTATGATGAAGCACCTTATGCACCCAGTGACCCCCTTTGATGTGCTCTATCCTATTGATACTACATACGCCCATATCTACAGGGATTTTGATGTAGACCACATAGCTGACATAAAGCAGGGGGTACACACTACAATAATTGGCAAGCTAGTAACAAAAGACCTCCGCGACAGGAATGATGTACAGTCTATCCTCAAGCGCGGAGGCAAGCGGGTAACTGAAAATACCCACTATCTCAATTTAACCATTGAGGATGACACCGGTGTTATCAAAGGGACTATAGCGCCATTTGATATGGACAGGCTAGAAGGCATGCATTTAGCCGACAGCCTTGCCATCAATGACGTTATAGCATTAAGCGGCTCTGTCAGAGAAGGGTGGAGCACATTATCAATCAGAGGGGTAAAAAATGTTGCCGATACTTGAGTTATGTGATAAGATGGCCTCTATCACCAGGTGGAGCCACGCTACATGTAGAAGGCCAGAGAGTGTGCTTGAGCATACCGCATTTGTGGCAATCTATTCATATCAATTGGCAATCAAGATTGGTGCAGATATTGGCGTCGTGCTTGAGAAAGCAATTGTCCATGACATGGAGGAGATCGTCACTGGCGATATCCCAACTCCAACGAAGTATAGCAGCCATGATATGCAAAGTCTCATAGGTCAGCTAGAGAGGGAGGCAGCAGCTTATATATCAGAAGATGTTTTTGAAGGCAAGATGTTTGAGGCCTGGGATGACTCAAAATCACTCGATACGATAGAGGGACAGATTATTTACCTTGCTGATATAGCTTCTGTTGTGTATAAAATCTGGGCAGAGCATGAGCTTGGAAGTAGTAAATTTGATGCCTATATAAATGGTATCACAAAAAGGCTTCATGATGCACACAGCCTTTTTAACAATACCATGCATGTTCATGTTAGGGATTTATTCTATGTTCTGGAGAAATTGACATGAAAGTACATCTAAATTATGTAAAACTGTTAGGGACTATGGACTGCCGTAAGCAGGCATGGAAAACCAGTAGGCCAATGTTTTCTGAGGAAAGTCTCAACTTCGACAAGGTAGCGGAGATGGATCTCAGCCTCAACTCAATGCTTATATATACTATTGAGATGAGAAGCTCTGTGTTTTTCAGAGACTTAATCTTTTCTCTCAGACCATTGGAAGGCTGGGCGCTCTCTACAAGATCAATGCCT